CTCAAATAGTTCTTCTTGTGCTTCTTGTTCACAATCATAGAGTTTCATTCTACTTCTATCAATACCGATTACAAACCTTTTAAAGATTGTGGGGTCATTATATCGATTCTTCAACTGTTTCACTACGAGTTGGTCTAGTTCTTCTAGTTCGTCACTGGTAATCAGTGCAAACATTAAGTCTGCAGTCGCAGGTAGACCAAAACTTTCCGAAGTGTCTTCGAGTCCAATATCAGTGGAACCATAACCACTTCGGGTTGTTTGGGTTGCACTTACTAATGGAACGTCAAATTCCACTGCAAGTCCTCTAAGTTCTTCTGCAATACTCTTTACAAGTGTATAAGAGTTTGCACCAGCACCTGGCCTCACTCTATGTGAAGCACATATATTTAGATAATCGACAAATATAATATCGGGTTGGAAGTCTTTCTTGATATCCAATTCTTGTAATAGGTGTCTGAAGTGTCCAACGTGTGCAGTTGCAGTAGGGTATTCTTTTACTATGAGTTTACCTTTAGTTTTGTTTTTTAGTTTGTCAACTTTCTTATCAAACATTTTCTTAGATAAATCGGGTAAATCTTTCATAGGAACATTCATAGTGTTTGCATCGATTCTCTCTGCAATCCTTTCTTCTGACATTTCCATAGTAATGTATAAAACATTCTTGTTCATCATAAGACATGAAGCTGCTTGGTGACACATAAACAATGATTTACCAACACCAGTTCCAGCAAGAACAATGTTAAGTGTTTTATTAGGTAATCCACCTTTGGTAATCTTGTTGAAGTATTCTAAGTCAAACGGAATCTTCTCTTCTTCCGTATGATAGAATTCAAATCTTGCATCTGAATCTTCTAATACGTCATGTCCAATGTTTGTGTCAAAGGACACGGAAAGTGCGTCTTTCAATAACTCGGGTATTTCACCAGTAGACCTCTGTGATTTCTTGTCAATGACTTCAATCGAATCCATGACTGCAATATAGATTGCTCTATCCTTACACCATTTCTCCGTTTCTTCCACTAACCACTCACTTGGTGTGGTCTCCTTATCTTTACCTACCCTATCAACTATAATTTTTGAACCTTTAACAATATTCTCATTCAATGAGGTATTGTTGTCTAGGTTTATGAGAAGTGCTTCTACAGTTGGTGGTTTAGTATACTTCTGAAAGTATTCATGTATTTCATTGAATACAGTTCTTTCATCAGTATCGGCAAAATACTCTGACTTAATGAATGGGACGCACTTTCGTGCAAACTCTTCACTCTGAATCAGATTCTTCAGAATCGTCTGTTCTATTCGTGTTTCCATATTTAAAGTATCCTTCTACTACTGTTTCGAGTCTTTCCATTACATCTTCTGTAAAGTATTTCTCGGGGTTGTTGTTAATTGTTTTACCAAACTCTGTTTTACCATTAGGTAATTTTATTCTTGTAGAACTTTTCTCAAAGATTCCACTTGCAAGTGCAAGGTCTAAAAGACCATAGTATCTGTCGAGTCCTTTATCATATGATAATCTGACATCAACGATTCTATTTTCTACGGTCAATCTAGATTTTGCATTCTTACAATGAATGATATTACCAACGACTTCGGTTCCTTCCTTCTCTTTTTTCTTTGAAAGATAGATAATTGAAGAGGCTGCATATTTGAGACCACTTCCACCACCCATTTCTTTCTGAGGGAACATAGAACCAATCACATCATAAGTGTGGTTAGTCACAATCATAGGAACACCAGCACGTCCTAACTTAAGTGTTAGAACTCTGAATGCACCTTTAACAACTTGAGCACGAGTCATGTCTCGGGTTTCTTTACCCTCGGCAGTGTCCTCGATTTCTTTAGTAGTTGATAACATTCCAAGTGAGTCAAGACACATCATCATAGGTGGTCTCTTGTCCTTGGGTGTTTCAAGATACTTATCAAGTATGGATATTGCCTGTTTTCTGAATTCTTGAACAGTCACCACAGGCACGATAACCATTCTGTTTGAATCGATTCCTCTTTCTTCAATCATTTGTTTACTGATTGCAGATTCAGATTCGAAGTAGATAACTGCAGATTCGGGATTATCAGCAAGGAACTGTTTAACCATTCCTAATGCAAAGAATGTTTTACCAGTTGCAGATTCACCTGCTATTGCAGTAATTTTGTTTGAGGGTAATCCACCGTATAGTGAACCACTTAATAATGCATTGAAAACATAAGAACCTGTATCAACAAAGGTATCTACGTCTCCAGCTGCAACCCCGTCTGAAACGATATTTGCATATTCATTTCCCGAGGATTTAACTAAGTCTTTAATAAATGACATAACACTTCTCCATAATGTATAACTCTATTATACATATGTAGTCTGTTATTGTCTAGGGGGTTTTATCTAATTTTTTTGAAATATCACAAAGTCTATCGTCTATTCTGACATGTTCTTCCATCATAGTAAGTAGGGAAGATACTTTGACTTCTAAGTGTATGATAAATGCAAAGATTACACCAATCATTAGAATATAGAAACAATCCATAGGTGATATAATCATGATACTTTCTCTATGTCCTCTTCTGATACATAACCTTGGTGCATAACTCTTTGTCTGTTATCCAAGTGTTGTTCTTCAACTAAATCTTTATTCTCTCCGTTATATGGAACTGCATGTGAATCTAAAATCATTTGTTTATTTATATCTACTTTATGTCCAAATACTGGGTGACCTTCTATATGGTGTGCATATAGTGTTCCTAAGATTCTACCAAACTTACCTTTATCATGTGATACAAGTGATACACTTTCACACTCCTCTAGTAGTTTTTTAAGGTGTTTCTTACTTGCTTTACCGAATAGTTTTTCTACTTTATTTCTAGTTCTAGATTCTGGCGTGTCAATTCCAACCATTCTAACTCTTTGTTTTTTGTAAACCATACCGAAACCTAAATCGATATCCACATCAATAGTGTCTCCATCTACGACTTTGACAACACTTACTTTATACTCATACATTATTTTTCTTCCCAGTTTTGGATTGCACGTTTAATTGAATCTTCTGCTAACACTGAACAGTGTAGTTTTATAGGTGGAAGTTCTAATGCGTCTGCAATATCCTTATCTTTAATTTCCTTGGCTTCTTCTATAGTTAAACCTTTTAACATTTCAACGAACATAGTTGAACTTGCTATTGCACTTCCACAACCATATGTTTTAAACTTTACGTCTTCTATAACATTGGTATCGGGATTTAGTTTCAATTGAAGTTTCATAACGTCACCACATGCGGGAGCACCCGTCATTCCTGTTGCAACATTCGGGTCGTTGGGGTCGAATCTTCCGACTGAGAATTGTTCGGGTGAATTTAAAACACCTTCGAACCTCTCAATCACTTGTTTACTATATGCCATTACTCTTATTTATAATAAAAAAGAAGGGACTAGTTAGTCCCCTCTTCTAGTTCTACATTTTTGTGGGAACTCTGAACAATAGAGCATCATAGCCTCCAGTAATACAACTGTCGGAATGACCTCCTCTACTTTTTTTCAGTTTTCTCTTCCTCTTGTAGTTCATCTGTCTGTCTATCAACTTCGTCTGCTACAGTGTTAACAACACCTGTTGCAGTATTAGCTGCTAAAGTTCCAACTGAGACTACATCATCTGCAACTGCGTTTACCAATGTTTGAGTTCCTTGAACTGCTCCATCGACAACACCAGTTGTAAACTCTTTACCACCTTCAATAACTGCTCCAACCGAGGCACATGAAGGAAGTAATATACCCACAAAAATAGCAAAGTATGCTATTTTCATTGTTTACTCCGTTATGGATTAATTTCATTAGACCTCCAACTGAGAATCTAACTCCTAGAGTATTTAGTGTCAAACAAGTCCCAATCCATAGGATTTTGGGTTTTCTTGTATTGGGTAAATGTTCTATCGTAATCATATGCAATATACAAACCAAAACCACCTAATGAGGCTGCAAGAAGTATATAACCTATTGCAATTGGTATTATTGGGAACATATAAAACATTATCAATGTATGTGCAATCAATACACTATACACATAAAACTTTATACTAATCAGAAGGTGCCACATCTTTACCTAAAAGTAAATCTTTGAAGTCATTTGAATGCCAATAACTGTCCAGTGTGATATCCACTACCAGTGCAATCAAAACGAATGTTAAAATTATTCCGAGATATAGATTAATAAATGCATTAATCTTCATCCAACGTATCATGTGTTTCATAGTATCTCCTAACCAAAGAATGAATCTAAACTTGCAACTGGTTCTACATTCCAGTTAATTAAGTTTACGATATTCTTTAATGGTTCTGTAAATGCTTTATCAAATTGCATATCATAATCAATGAATCTATGTAAATCTAGTTCCCTAGGAAGTGAACTGATAAACGATATGACATTCTCATTGATTGGGTTTGGTGTTGTGAGATATGAGAAACGAATCTTATCTGAGTTCTTAATCATTTCATATCTCATGTCGAGGTTCTTGGATTTCAATAAGTTGTTGTGTAGTAGAGAACCTCGAACATGAATTGGTGTTCCCTTAGAATAAATGTTTGTTGGACAAGAGTATTGTGCAAGATTCTTTACACCTCTTGGAAATGCAACCTCTTCGGGTGGAAGGTTTCTGAACTCTTTACGTGCAGTCTCTACGAACTCCCATAGTTCTTGTTCAGTTCCATTCATAACCACCTTTAAGGCTTCTGTTAGTTTTGTTCTGACCCATTGAGGTGTAGAAGACTTTGCAGTTTCGATACCCATCATTTTAAGTTTCGGTTCTGCAAGTCTTACACCTTCGTTGTCATATACATTTAGAATGTATCTTTTCTTTGCAGTCCAAATACCTCTGTCTGCAATTACTTCTCTCCCCATTTGCATTTTTTGTTGGAATGCATTAGTGTATTCTGCAAGGTCTTTGAATCCTTTTGCAAGAACTTGTTCAATCATTCCTTCGGATTTGTTTAGGAAATCTACAATCTTGGTCTTGTCTGTTTCTTCGGGTAAGACTTTCTTAACCAGTTTGTCCATAGTGATATAGACTGAATCAGTATCCATTGCAATCACATAGTCTTCGTTATCTGTTTCAAGTGTTTTGTTTAGGAACTCATTGATAGTTTTCTCTGACCACTTGATAATTAACTGACCACTGGTTGTAATTGACTCTGCAAGGTCAATAGAAAAGAATGCAAAGTATTGATTTGCAAGAGCTCCATATGCAGAGTTAAGTGCAATCTTACGAACCTGTTGATTGTTGTATGCACGTTTGATAAGTGTATCAAGTTCTTTCTTACGTTTGGTTTCTTTACAGAGTTCTCGTTCTTTCTGATAACCAATCATTTTCTTCTTCCACTCTTTTCTCTCGTCATAGAGTCGTTCCATAAGTTCGGGAAGGAAACCTTGTTTATCTTTAGAATACATTACACCATTTGGACACACTGTATGACCCTGTTGATACACATAAGATAAGTCTGATTCTTTGTTTAACATTCTCTCCACATTGATATCTTGTCTGTTTCCCTTTATCATTTTCTCGGGTGAGATATTGTATTGCATAATAATATGTGGATACAGTGAGTTCAAGTCGAATGACACTACCCAATCATGTCCACCGACTATTGGGTCTTTAACATATGCACCAACGATTTGGTGTGTCTTATCATTACCACTCTTTAGTCTTTGTGGTGGTGTTTGTATGTTTTGTTCTTTGAGGTGATTGTAGATTATAGTTTCCCAATACTTCACCATTCCGAAAGTGTCATTGTAATTACACTTTGCATTGTATGACATTGCACAAGTCAATTCAATCAGTCCTAGTTTCTCTTCTAGTTCTTCAACAAGGACAACGTCTTTGACATTATATTCTAAGAATTTTGCATAGTCCTGTTTGTAAAGTGTATGAAGATTTCCATACTCTGAGTAATCTAGTTTACCAGTTCCAAGTTCTACTTGTGCAATGTTTTCTAGTTTGTAGGATTCTTGATTTACGAATGTATGTTTACGATACAGTTCAAGATAGTCAAGAACATTGATACCATATAGATTGAATATCATTTGTTTCTGACCAAAACCCGAATGGAATTCTCTCACGTCACATTGATTCCATGGTGAAAGCTTCTTGTGTTCTCCCTCACCAAGTATTCTGTCGATACGATTACATAGATATGTAATATCGAATGAGTTTACATTCCAACCTGTAATGATATCAAAAGATTCTGTTCTCCAGTATTTGATAAACTTGAGTAATAGTTCTGATTCATTTTTACAGTTGTAATAAACTACGTCTGTTCTGTTGTGTTCCCAAGGGCCGATACCAAAGACATGTGTATCTTTACCAATTGGTTTCAATGAAATTGCATTGACCTTTTCGTTTGCATAGATTGGTTCGGGGAATCCGTCTTCACACTCACACTCAATATCAAGTGTTGCAATCTTTATGTGTTTCAAGTCAAACTCTATGTCACCTTGAAACTTATCTGCAATGTAAGTGTAAATGTATCTGTCGTATCCATGGATTTCGAATCCTTCGACACCACTGTATCTCTCTCTGAACTTTCTTGCACCACCCATAGAGTTTAGATTCACTGCTTCCAGTGGTCTTCCGTCTAAACTTTTGAATGGTGTTTCCCCTTTCTTAGAAGGGATATAGTGATTTGGTCTATAAGATACAGAAAGTTTTTGTTGTTTTCCGTTCTTATAACCTTTGACTAGAATCTTGTCTCTAGTCCGACAAACATTTGTATAGAAATCCATGTAGTTATTATACTACAATAGGGTCTATTCTGTCAATGTGGTTCTGTCTGTATATTCTGAAAAATGTTTTTTAACTACGTCTTTTATATCTTCGTAATGTGCAATCTGTTCCATTTCTTTTTGAATGGTTTCTACATGGTCTCCATGTTCTGCAACACCAACTGAATTCTTGCATTGAACAAGAATGTTAGCTTTATGTTTTGCAATCTGACCGTCTGCATGTCCGATAACACCTCTAAGAATTTCACTTGTCATATCTTTCATTACTTACCTCTTTTATTACCTGTTGCAACTTTGAAGTTTGTTTCTAATTGTGGTCTTGGTTCAAAGACTGTTTGCACTAAATTTTTATTAATAAGAAAGTTATATTCTTTTGCATACGGAATCCATGGTGCAAGTTTCACTTCGAACTTTCCGTCTTGCACGTCTGTAATACAAAGTTGTGCATCAACAATTTTATAGTCACCAAATAAAGTTTTTTCAACAAAACCTATGATAACTTCTCCTGTATCAAGTCTTATACATTTTACTTTAGACACTTCTGACAATCTCCTGTAGTTCGATTGAACGTCTTCCTACTTGTTTGAACCAACGTGAGTCTTCCATTTCGACTGCAACCTTTTCCCAATCACATGCAACAACACCTTTCCACATATTATTAAACTTACCAAATCTAGTTCCTCCTAGATTGAAAGTCATGTTTATGAGAACATGTTGTATATCTTCGGGAAGTGCATAGAAGTCTTCTCCTCCTTTTGACTCAAACACATGAATTGTTTCTTCTACGTGTTTTTCAAAATCGAGTTCGTAAACTTCGTCTACTCTTTCTTGTGAGACTGGTGTTCCAGCTGGTTGACCATATTCGGGGTCACCTTCTTTGACTAAGTGTCCAACACCAAAAGTTAAGTATCCTAGTGAGTCTTCATATATTTCTAAGACTTCACCTTCGTGTCTTTTAATCTGTTCCTTTAGAATCTCTTTGTTCATTCTCTTTCCTCGCTTGTTCTTCTATGAGTTCGACTAATATATCACCCATGAGATTGTTTAGTTCGTTATTATTTAGGAGTTCTTCGAGGTCATGATTTTCGGGAACTTTGACTATATCCCTTTGGAAATTTAAGTGTTTTTTACCTTCTACAAATTCTACTTTACCATAAACATAGATAACACCTTCCCATTCTCCTTTAGTAATTTGAATGCCTGACATATCAAGTTTGTTATTGTCTACTACACAATAAACCCCTTCGTCAAATAGTGGTGTATTAACCAAAGAAACTCTCCAGTGATTGTCTTCTATTAGGTAAGAATAAATCTTTATTTGTTTTAGAGAACCACCATACGTTTTCCATGTATAGTTTTTTCATAAAGTCTTGCATTGCAGTTCTATCAATACCTTCTTTATCTGATACTTGATTGTCGTCACTATCACCTTTCACGTCTGACCACTTCTCTAAGAATGCAGTAGAAGATTGAGGTCTTTGCATGATTCTCATTCCTATCTGACCTTTGAAGTGTTCTCTTAATTCGTCTACTACTTCGTCACATGAAGGGAACATTTTACCTTTCACCTTCGGATTCATAATATTAATAAGTAAGTGTCCGTCTTCGGATAACACTTCAAATGATTTTTTAGAAACTGGAATGAAGAAGTCATCTCTCCATGATTCATATTCTGAGAACTTACTCCATGATTGGTCTTCTTCATGTTCTCCACCTTTGTTATATGTCTCTGTTGAGAAATATGGTGGTGAAGTAAATGCACAATCTACTGGTGGGAATTTTTCATAAGGAATATCCTCTGCACCACTTCTATAGATTACAACTCTCTTCTCACCAACTGACATAAACTTGTCTTTGGTTTCTGTAATTTTTGGTGCATGACCTGTAAGAATCTTTTCATATTCTATACATTGTTTCTTATATCTTTCAAATGTGTTTGGGTTTGGGTCACAACCAATATACACTGTAGTTTTTTTACTTGCAAAGAATCCACATAGTCTATCTCCCCAACCACAACTTGTATCCAATACAGTTCTTGCATCAGTCATTTCATAAAAACACTTTGCAACCACTGGTTTGAATTGTGTTGCAATATAGGCTCCTAGTCTGAATGCCATTCTGTAAGTATCTTCTTTCAATGAACCACCAACAAGTTTTATAACTTCGTTTCCGTCTACGTCTTTTGACACTTCCTTTGTGATATCATTGACACCTCTCCATATTGCACCGAGAGGTGATTTTAATTCTTTTGCAGTTGATTCTCTAAATGCATTTATTGGTGCTCTATGTCCATATGAATCACAAGACAATCTTAAATCTTGCATAAAGTAATCACTTGCATCATTAAATGTGGAAGGTGCATTGACCATTCCATGTCCCCATTCTGAATAGGGATATTTGTAGTCGTCATATTTTTCTACGACTTCTTGTTCTAAATTTTCGTGTGGGTATATAAACTTCCAAACAGGATATTCTAAAAGTTTAATAAAGGTGTTTCTCATATCTTCATGAGAGATTTGTTTTAGAGGAAACTCGGGTCTTTCGGTTTCTATATATTCTGCAAGAACCTCACGGAAGTATTCTCTCCCATGTTCTTCAGTTAATGCATCAAAGAGACTACCATCAATAATAGGTAATCTCTTCTCATTTGCATTGTCTTTTAAGACTTGATAAAGTTTAGATGTTTGCAAGGACATTTTCGGGTGATGATATTTCATAAGGGTCTGAATCGACATTGTCACCGAATCCTTCTTCTGCAAAGACATTTTCAATAACATTGTCATTTACAACAATTGCATATCTCCAAGACCTAATACCAAATCCTACGTTTGCTTTTTGCACACTTGCACCCATACCTTCTGTAAACTCTCCGTTTCCATCGGGTAATGGTCTAACATTTTGAATCCCCTGTCCATCAAACCATGCATTCATTACAAATGAATCATTTACTGACAAACAATATATCTCATCAATACCCTTTTCTTGGAATTGTGAAAACTGAGTTTCAAAGCCAGGCAATTGGAATGATGAACATGTTGGGGTGAATGCTCCAGGCAATGCAAAGATTATTACTCTTTTTCCAGCAAACTGTTCGTTTGTTTCTAAGTGTTTAAAATCTCCGTCTACTCTTATTGGTAGAATTACTTGGGGTATTCTATCTCCTACGTTTA